GGTCATAAGGTTTTATAATAATACAATTATTTGCATAGTCTGCTTTGAACTCTAACTCAACTTCATGATCCCACATGAGTTCTTCATATAGAGCATTCAATCTATCCATATCCTCATAGAGGTCATTAATGTGAATATGATCGTCTTCTATCATCGGTTCATTTTAATTTCTATGTTCTCTTTAATGCTACCAAGCTCTGCTCTTGACATATTCATACCTTGCATACTACCCTCATATGTATCTGTATGCATGACCTCTTCATATCCTGACTTCTCAAGAATCTTATTCTTAATCTCCATCTGCTTCTTCTCCTTCTGTATGCGTCTCAAGAAGGCGTAATAGATTATCTGTGTGAAGTATGCAAAAGGATTGTTTGACTTGGCAGGATCAAAATTATCTATGTACTGTAAGCAATTCTCAATGCCATCACATATCATATCTTCCCTGAACATATAGTTCACGAAGTTTGGTTTGTATGATAGGTGTGTAGCAATCTTTAAGAAGCATTCACCAATGTAATTTGGTACACGAGGTCTTGCGTCCTCATTCTCTTTGGCGACAATAACAGAACAGCGGTAATCAGAGATTGCTAATAAAAATTCTTTATTATTCACATAATACTCAGTCTTCTTTTTCATTCTTGGCATTTCTGTTACCTTAAGTATAGGTGATTGTACGTCAAATGTCAAGGGGGCTTGACACGAGGTAACAAACGCAGTAGACTAACTCTGTTAGGGTTCAAGGATGGGGTCTAGCTTTTCTTATATAAATCTTCTAAAGCTTTTCTAGTTTCTTTAGTGGATCCTAGATTTCCCATTTCTCTGGAGAATTTCTTTGGTTCAAAAGTGTCTCTGAATGTTGTAATTTGAGAAACATGTTTCTCAACACAGTCAGTATAAAATGCTTCAATTCTTTCATCTTCAAGTTCCGTCATAGTAAGAACATGTTCTTTAGGTACAACAAACATCTGATCAAAAGTAGAACGTATCCATTCAGATAAAGCAAATCCATTTACTCTTACATTTTTTTGTTGCTGATCTATACCATGTACTTCCATAGGATTCTCAAGAATTAAGCTATCATCATCTGGCATAAAAGAAACTTTAGAAATAAGTTCTTCTCCAGTAGTTAACTTAATTGTAGCTATAAATTCTTCTTCCATATTAGGTTGTTTTAAAGTTTACTTGTATGACCTCATATTTAAAGTTCTCTTCATTATATATGTTAACCCTTTCATTTAAATGACGAAGAGTGTAGTTCTGTCCTCCAATATCATCCGCAATATCATATAGTGTCGCTATATCTTTCCCTTCTCCTTTACGAAGGACTCTCCCAATTGATTGTAAATTTCTAATACGTGACTTACTGGGAGATGCGAAAATGATATTATGAAGACGCTTAATATTAATCCCAGTACTAAAAGTACCATATGATGCAACGATAATCGCATTATCTTCCTGCTCCGTAATCTGCCTTACCTCTTCTCTATCTTGTACTTCAGTGCCACCATGGACAAAGAAAACTTTACGATCTTTACTTACAGTATTATTTATTAAATCATATAAAGGTTCGCCATGTTTTTCAATATAGTTAAATAGTAATAGTGTATTCCCATCTAGATCATTAACTAGATTTTTTATTAAGTTGTTACGTCCCCGATGTTCAACCAAATAATCTATCTCTTCTTGATATGTTTCAAAGTGTTCAGCTGGGTGTTTACATAAGAGGATTTTTATCCTAAAATTAGATAGGTAACCAGACTTGATCAAATCTTCTGTCTTGGTTACTTGCTCACATGAACCAAAGAGTCCTTCCAATACCCACTTATGAGTCTTGCTACCATCCAAAGTACCAGTAAAACCAAACCGATACTTTGCGTTATGTAACTTTGTCATGATTCCAGTGAGGGATTTACTCTTAAATAGATGTGCCTCGTCACCTATCACACAATCAATATCATCAAAGTATCTTTTAGGAAATTTGTAGATTGATTGCCAAGTTGATATTATAATGTTTTTACTTGTATTCTTATCTTTACCACCATATATCTTATGAATAAATTCCTCAGCACTCCATCCATAGTCAACGAAGTCGTTGACCATCTGTTCCACAAGGGATGTAGTTGGGACGATTATAAGTATCTTCTTGTTGGTGGCGCAATAGTATCTGACGAGGCTATAGATCATCAGAGACTTCCCCGAACCAGTAGGAGAAAGAAGTAACTTTCTATTATTTTTTATAGCTTGATAAACAGCATGATATTGATATGCACGTGGAGAAATTCCAGACCTAGTAATCTTGTCCATGAAATGTTTGATACCAGCAGGCGAAACAAAATCATTTGATTCTGAAACTTCTCCATACCATTCATTCTTTTCATACTCAATAGTATATCTACGTTCATGAGCCCACAACTGTAGTTGATGCATCAACCCATGATATAATTCTCCAGTTCCAGGAGAGTATAAACGAATCGTTCCATCCCAGTACTTATATCTGGGATTTCTTTTTAGGAACTTAGCTTCTGGAACTTCAAATGTAAAGTAATCTGCTAGCTCATGATGTACATGTTGCTCAGGAGATTCAATTGTAATATATACTTCATTCTTTTTCTTGACTATTAAGTTAGACATAAGCGGGACCAAAGAACCAAGCAACAATAGATTTTCTTACACCAGAATTAACTGGACGAACTCTATGCCACACATCAGACTGAAAAAATATTGCAGATCCTATTGGTAATTTAAATGATTCATATCTAGGATCAATTTCTGGTTTGTATATGTCTAAATCAAATTCTCCTCCTTTATAATCATCACTCAAGGAGAGAGACATAGTTATTTTTCTAACAGATCCATTGTTAGGTTGTCTATGTTGATCTACATGCCAATCATAAAAACTACCTTCTCTATATGATCCAAACTGAACAGGTTCTACACCAGTAATATTTAAATCCCACTGAGCAGATTTATTGATCTGTTTTACCATACGCAAAAGCATAGATAAAAAATTTGGATCCTTTATCCAAGCAACATCAGTTTGCCTTTTTACACCAACCTTTTGATTATATAATTGTCCTGTATTCCATTGCAAATCAGTATTTACAATTGCACTGTTGACAGTACGCATTGAAGATTGATTGAATGAAACTACTTTATACGGAAGACCATATTTCATTACTGTCCATTAACAAATTTCTCCCACTCAATAGCACTCTTGACTTGGAACCCTCTATTTGATATTTGTTTCATTACCTGATCTAACCAATAAAGCATTTGATCTAGGTATTTAATTTTCGCTTCTAGGTTTATGATATCATCATCTGATTCAACATAAACTTTCATCTTGTCTTGAGTTGAGATCCTACCACCAAAAGGTTTTTCAGCATAGACCTTTGCATCAGCCTCGCCTCCATAGTACTCACGCTTATCTCTAACAAGTTTGCGAATTTCAAATTCAAGTGAGGTTTTAATCTGAGAAATATCAGTGTAGTGGTTTAAGTATTTATTATGGCAGAAGGGGATGTCTAATGCGACCTGAGCTAGATCAGCACTGTATTGTTTGTTCTTAAACTGGAAATCTACATGACTATCTTCAGTCCATTCTTCTCTCAGTTTTTCAAATTTATTACGAAGGGTTTCAAAATTCATAAAGGTTGTAAATTCTCATTGCAAATAGTGTATTTCTCATACTTAAACGTTACGTCCGCAAGTAGATACTCAACATCTCCTACTGTAGCATCAAATGGTATTCCTGACAAACTCACAGGAAACATATTTTTAAATTCTATTATGTGATTTGTATTATGATGTGATGTTAAAATAAAAAGTCTTGCATTGGAATACTCATCTGTACCAGACGATCTCCCATTTGCCAATCCAAATTCAGTAATCCAATCATGTACTGTACGGTAATTAATTAATTCTTCATCAATAATAAACCGAACATTTAAATCTCCATAACTAACCCCGCCACTTGGAGCAATTGCTACACCTCTATATGGTGTAGGAACTTCAACAAATGGCATTGAAATATCTGGAATACTTGCTGTCTGGCAGAAAAAATCCACCCCGTTAAAAATTTCAAGATCCAGTTTAAAACCAACTGGAGATAAAAAATTTCTATTTGTCGGTTGTTCACTCAACCATTCAGCTGCCATGTCAACTTCCCAAGCTATTGCTATTTATCTTTATATTGGTCGGGTGCTCCATTACCCCACTGTATTTGATACTCCTCATCCGAAATTTCTACCTTCTTTTTTCTTAACGCATGGTAAGATACCACAGCAACAGTAATTGTTGTGGCTATCGTAGGAGTCGCATAAAATAATATTTTTTGAATCATTCTACTCAGTAGCGATATTCTTCTAGAATATCCAATACATTATTTAGTGCTTGTTGAGCTGCCAATCTTTCATCATCTTTCCACTTGGGATACCACTGCTTTTCATGAATACCATGTTTAATCTTCATCAACTTAGCTGTCATATCAACTTTATTTATTCTACCAGTCATACAATAGCCTCAGATCTAAACCTATATTATAACACTATTTAATCATAAAAAAAGGGAACCCGTAGGTTCCCTTTGATTGATATTGTGAATTGATCACATAAGGTTTTGAACCAAAACACGACGGTAGTACTGGTTACGTGAAGCAGTAAGAGCTTCAGCATCAGGA